TTCAAAATTCAACATCGAACAAGTGACCAAAGAACAATACATGAGATATAAGAAATTAGCCTTATTTAGACTAAATAAAAATGAAGACACTACTAAAAATATTCGATAACATACTTGAAATATACGCAGCTTTGATACTCGGACTATTGACTTCAGCCCTGATATTTATTACATTTGCAATAATTGACAAAATGATATGAAACTCAACGAAATAAAAGAAAATCCATCAAATCCAAGACTTATTAAAGACGATAAGTTTAAAAAGTTACTAAAGTCTATTAAAGATTTCCCTCAAATGATGTCACTTCGTCCTATTATCATTGACGAAAACAACATAATACAAGGCGGCAATATGCGATTTAAAGCACTCAAAGAATTGGACTACAAAGAGATACCAGACGAATGGGTAAAGCAAGGGAAAGACCTAACAGAAGAACAATGGAAAGAGTTTGTAATCAAGGATAATGTAGGCTTCGGTGAGTGGGATTGGGATGCGCTGGCAAATGAGTGGGATAGTGAACAGTTGACGGAGTGGGGAGTTGATTTGCCGGATTTTACCGACTATTCAGATAAAAACAAAGAAATCGACACCGAAAGTTTTGACGATGAAATGATAATCAAACTGAAATACACGGAAGAGGATTATTTGAAAGTCAGGGATCAACTGGCAAAAGTAGCATCTTCGCCGGAAATGGCAGTTTGGAAACTATTAGGAAATGAGTAAAGGACATTTATTCCCGTACAAATGGAATTTAGCGGATGGTTATCCGGCTAAAGGAATAAGCAAACACGGTTTAAAAGTGTTTGGTACTTTCATTTGTGGCGGTGGTTCTACAATGGGTTATAAATTAGCTGGGTTTAATCATTTGGGCGGTGTTGAAATTGACCCACCTATTGCAGATGTTTACAAAACAAATCATAAACCGAAGCATCTTTATAATTTAGATATTAGAGAATTTAATAAACTTATTGATTTACCTACTGAATTATTTAATTTAGATATTTTGGACGGTTCTCCACCTTGCTCAACTTTTAGCATGGCTGGTAGTCGTGAAAAAGCGTGGGGCAAAGAAAAAGTATTTAGAGAGGGACAAGCAAAACAAAGTCTTGATGATTTAGTTTTCGTTTATTGCGATACAATCATAAAACTACAACCAAAAGTATTTTTATTAGAAAACGTAAAAGGTATTATACAAGGTAATGCAAAGGTTTATTCAAAAAATATAGTTAAGAAAATGACTGATGCAGGTTACAAAGTGCAAGTTTTTTGCCTTAACGCTGCATCAATGGGAGTGCCACAAAAACGTGAACGTGTATTTTTTATAGGACACAAAAAAGAATATAATTTACCGAAATTAAAATTAGAGTTTAGTGAGGTATCTATAAAAATGGATTTTTTAGAAAGCAATAATGAATTAAATAAAGACGGTAAATTATACAGCGATTGGCTACAAAGAAAACAAGGAGATAAAAATTTCGGAGATGTTTGTTTAAGAACAGAAGGAGTTCAAAAGTCTTTTGGCAGAGTTTTATTATCTAAAACTGATTATGTACCAACTATTGTGAGCGGTAATCAATATATTTATTTTGATAAATTCGTAGAAGCAAGTAAAAAAGATTATTGCCAAATTGGCACCTACCCACTTGATTACAACTTCAAAAAAATAGAACCTAAATATTTAATCGGTATGAGCGTACCGCCGGTGATGACCGCTCAAATATCAAATCAGATTGCAAAACAATGGTTCAAATTAATTTAGATTAAAAATAGATCAATGTCAAAAAAAGGAGGTGTTCCGCAAAATCTTATTCCTGCAAAGAAAGGAGAGGTCAGAAATCCCGATGGAAGGCCACGCAAAACGATCTCGGTCGTTAATGCCGAACTTGAAAGGCAGGGTTATACAGAAGCATCAAAGCAGGATATAACGTCCTGTTATCTTCGATTGATTCAAATACCAGTCCCGGAACTTACAAAGATGGTGAGCGACAATACACAACCATCATTAGTTCGGATCGTTGGTAAGGCTGTATTATCAGGTAAGGGTTTTGATGTGATCGAAAAGATACTTGACAGGGGCATAGGTCGGGCAACTAATACGACAGAAGTAACCGGGAAAGACGGAAAAGAGCTGAACACAACTATTATAGTTCAGTCACAACAGGCAAAAGACGATGATGATAAGCTATGACGATGCTAACGACAACAGTTTACGAGAGAAATCTACATGAATATGTTGGGGGATCATCATTAATAGTCAATCAAGGCGGTACAAGATCATCTAAAACCTATTCAGTACTGCAATTACTCGTTAGGATAGCGGAAAAATCAAAAGATCCGTTAATAATATCGGTAGTTTCAAAAGCTTTGCCTCATTTAAAGCTGGGAGCAATGCGAGATATGGACTCTATTTTAATTTCAAGGGGGTATATTCCTGACTTAATAAAAAATCATACTGATAACTATTACAGGGTAGGGAAATCAATTATTGAGTTCTTTGGTACTGACAATATCGGTAAAGTTCACGGCCCAAGTCGTGATATATTATTTGTAAACGAAGGAAATTATATAAAGTATGACATTTATGACCATTTGGCGGTAAGAACAACAAAGACGATATTTCTTGATTTTAATCCTAATCGCTCATTCTGGTATCACGATGAAATACAAGGTAAACAGCCTCATTCATTTATTAAGTCTACCTATCTTGACAATAATCACTTATCTAAAGAACAAATAGAACGAATAGAAGCTAAAAAACATCACCCGTATTGGTGGCAAGTGTACGGATTAGGCGAATTAGGCAAGCTAGAAGGCACAATATTTGATTGGCAATGGGGGACTTTTGATGATTCGCTCCCTTACATATACGGTCTTGACTTCGGGGTAAAAGATCCGGACGCAATGGTGAAGGTTGCGATTGATCAACCTAATAAAAAGATATATTGGAAGCAGGAAATCTATCAAAATAGCCTTTCTACTCCTCAATTAGGGACAATAATCAAGGCAAGAAACGTCGGGAATCATTTAATTGTTGCGGATAATGCCGGGTTAAGAACGATAATGGACTTGCGAAATACAGGATTAAACATTGTTGCAGTAAAAAAGCCACGTATATTGGAGCGTATCAAATTTTTATGGGATTATCAACTAATTATTGATCCAGGTAGTAATGATTTGGAGCAAGAATTAAACACTTATGTATGGTTAGATAAGAAGGGTGAGATACCAATTGACGAGTATAATCATTTATGTGACGCAGGGGGTTATGCCTCATATTACTTCTCTCCAGCGTATAAAAAAGGAAATTACGTCATAAAAACGTAATTGTAAAATAAAATATATAATTTTACACTAAATTAATCCGCAGAAAAATGAATATATGGCCATTTACTTCCAAAAAATCTTATGATCAGGTAGATAATCCGCTAAAAAATACCCTTCTTAAAGCTATTTACTCAATGCAGATGCATTCAGGAGTGGCTCAGGTGATGGATGACAACCCTACGGCGTACATAAAGCAAGGATATTCTGGTAACTCGGATGTATATTCGATCATTAACCGGATCATTCGAATGAGTTCACAAGCACGACTTGCGTTGTACACTCTTGAAAATGGCAAATGGATTGAAGTAACCGATCATGAGTTAGTTAAGTTCATCAAGCAAGTCAACCCAACAATGAAGACAAGCGACTTCATTCAGGGTCATTTGATTTATAAACTGTCAATTGGTAACTCCTATTGGTACAAGCCACTCATTGAAAGCGGAGTAAACAAGGGCAAGACAAATGAAGTTTGGTTAATGCCGTCCAATAATGTTGAGATATTAGCCGGGAAATCATGGATGAATCCCGTCGGGGGGTATCGCTTGGTGACTAATTCAACCATTGAATTTAATGATAAAGAGGTTTATCATGCGAAGTTCTTTAATCCTTTATTCGGGGAGTATGGCTCACTTTATGGGCAGTCCCCACTAAAGGCTGCAGCCGAAACGGTAAGCAAACAAAACCAAGCAGAGATAACCGAACTTAAACAGTTTGAGAATCAATCACCTCCATACCTACTCTATCGGGATGTTCAGGACGCTATCATGGGAGGTCTTAACTCTCAGCAACGAGAAGAAGTTCAGGACTTATTTAAGGATTACAACAAAAAGTATAAATCAGGTCATCCGCTTGTTCTACCCGATAAATTTGGGATGCTGAATCTTGGTATCAGTCCCGCAGACTTGAAGATACTTGAATCATCACAAGAAGGGCGAAGAATACTATGTAACATCTACGGCATACCCTCAGAACTGTTTAATGACAAATCATCAGCAACATATAATAACGTAAGCGAAGCAAAGAAGGACGCTTGGAATAACTGCATCAAGCCTAATCTTAATGACTTTGCCGATGATATGACTTCTTTCCTTATCTCCTCTGTCCCGGCATATGCAAATGAAAACCTATTCTTTGCCTTTGACTACTCGGATGTTGGGGAGCTACAAGGCGATAGAGCTGTTCAGGTGCAATGGATGCGTCAGGCTTATTGGACACCTAACCAAATCCTTGAAGCAACGGGACAACTCCCGGTTGATAACCCTTACATGAATGAGCCATGGATGGGAATGGGTGAGAGTCCGTTATCTG